TCGGCATGAGAGGATTCGAACCTCCGACCCCCGACACCCCATGATGCCGTTTGAAATCCGCTGAAAGCCGCGCCGGCACTGGGTTTTAAGTCATTTCACTGTTTAAACAAACAGTGCATTTCGTGCATAACTTGGCTTATAAACATCAACAAGTTAGGGCAGGTTTTGCCATCTACCCTACAGAGATCTCCCCATGTGGGACGACCACCCAATCGATGTGATTTTGGGTGTATATTTTGGTCGATTTTGCGTCGCTATGTGCCATTCGCCCTTGTGGATCTATCCCCTGGTTGTCAAAAAGGTGAGCCGCTAAAGCACGTATCTCATGGAATGTCGGTCGCTCTTCAATTTCCAGGTGATCGGATAACCCAAGTTGATCGCGCAATTTGGAAAAAGAACGACTGAGGTAATCAGGCGCCACCTGGGTCGGGTGAGCAACTTCTTTGCTGCGTTTCACGTTCCGATCAGGTATGCGATGCACAACATATGGACTAGCTACATTATCTCTACTTTCCTCGATGATCTTCTTCAAAACCTCCCCGATCGGAATAGCAACGTGTGAAGCCTCTTTCTTTTGTACTTTTTGCCGGTGAATATATAGTGTTCCGTAAATACCATTCACGGGCTGTTCCAACCAAACGCACCCACAGATCCCATTCTTTGGTTCACGGATAGAATAGCGGATCCGGGATACCTCGAGGCGTGCATGCGTTGTCTGTAATGCCAGATCCATGGCAGTTCGTAACCATGGCAATGCGGCGTTACGAATAGCCAAGAAATGCTCCAGGGATAAGCGCTGTCTCTTTTTCTCATCTGTTCTTCGCATTTTCTTCCGCGTGGCCGGGTTATCCAGCATTAACGATTCATCTACAGCGTAACTGAATAGTTTCTTTAAGAAGCTGACCTTTCTGTTTTGAACGTTGGCTGATGCTTCCGCATGGTATTCTTTTATATAAGCGTTGACATGCTCCAGTTCGATATCACATGCTGGTATATTTACAAAAAATTCTTTCACCCGCTTGGCATCATTATTCCAATCATCTTTCGTATTGTCGGATGGACGTTCATCTTCAATAGCTCTCGCCATTATCCTATCCACATGCTCAGCGAAGGGGCGAGCTTCTCCCTGTATACCTCCAGATTCCCTGATAAGTGAGTCTATTGATACTGCATTTTCTGGACGCATTCTGTTGTTGTATTCGCGGGAAATATCGATTGCCAGTGCCCGATCTTTACCCAGAGACTTGCGTTTACCCGTGACCAGAGTGAAGCGGTAAACACCAGTGGCTTTATCGAAATAAAGTTGATCTGGTAAATGCCGGTTTTCCCGCCGGCGCGGACGGGCGGCCATTAAGACTCCCTAATCAGTTGGTCAACAGCATAGGAAACTTTAGATTGAACTCCCCAGCGCTCAGATGAATAAACATATGACATACCGTCTACTACCTTCCCTCTAACTTTACCGTTTTCAATCCAACGCTTGACAGTGCGTTTATCTGGGATTGAGCCTTCTTCAAATTCACGAGCGAGCCATTTGCTTGCGCGCATTAATTTATCTGCCATGGTTTTTCCTCCACACGGTAAGCCCGCCGCATACGGGCATTAACTCAATCGTGACATGTCACACTGTTAATTTCGTTTCGTGCCATCCCAGGGTAAGCCAGCATGCTGCATCACCTACGCACGGACATTCTTTTACCGGCAGTTTATCGCCGCATTTTTTACAAGATCGCTGCTGCTGGTGGCTCAGTTTCTGCTGATATTCAGCATGGCATCGCCGGATAAGCAGCCCCACAACTTCGTTGAAGTCGTAAGGCTCGCGGCCAGGGCGCAGGCCTGTTAAAAGTTCCTGCGCCATCTGTTCTTCTTCTGGCTCCAGCTGCAGCTCACGAATAACGATCCCGCCTTTACGCTGGCGCGCTCGCTGGGCCGCTTTACGTTCTGCCGCTGTCTTAGCCATTTCCACCCTCCGGCGCTGCTGCCAGCATTGCCTTGAAAATTCCTTCGACGCATTCGGCGCTTTCTCTGCAGCCGTATGGCCAACTATTTTTTTCATTCACTGCATCAGCAAGTGCCATAAAAGCATCGGACTCGAAGCCATCTATGATCATGTTTTCTGTCGGCTCAACCGGCACCAACTTGTAACCGCTACTTACAGGTTGAGCCAGCATTGCGGCGCGGCCATCGATCCATGCAGAAAAAGCCATCTGAATGCCACAGAACTTGTAGGCGCCATCCCCATTCTTCATCAGGCGCTCTGGCTGCTTATATTTTTCAACAAACCACGCCTCAAAATCTTGCGATGCGTTCACTGCTGGCGCTGGCGGGGCGGTGAAGAGTGCCGTGATGCATAGTTTTCCTGCCTTGTGTTGCTCTCCATTCGGCCAGACTTCACGAACGTCTCCGCGCTTTAGGCTTGCAGTGCTTGCCCATGCCACCGGCTGCGCCTCCCGGTTAGCCAGTAGCTCGGCGGCCATAGATTTGTATTCGTCCCAGCTGCACTTACAAATCATATTCGGATCTGCAAGCTGCTTCAGTCTCTCAGTCGTTAGTGTCATGCATCCCCCGCGCAATTCGGTTACGTGTAGCATCGATGTTGAGTTTCAAAATCCTGATTAGAACCCTGTCTCGCCGGTACTGTTTGCGCTTTGGGTTATGCTTGAAGCGCTCAGCGCGCGGCAGAGAAGAAGCATTCCAGTAGCGCTTTTGCAGATTGTCCCACTCCAAAAGGTCGCGGCTGATAAGTTCGCTTGATGTGGTCATGACTGTTCATCCCCCTCTACGGTGAAGGTGAAGCCGGCGGCCAGGATTGCTTTCTTGTCTTCTGCCAGGCGGGCGTCCCACGCTATTTTCCTGTGCTCGAAAGCGGCCTGCCGTTCAACGCGGTGCTCCCAATCGTGAAGTAACATCTCACCCAGCAACCGCACCGGCGTAGCCAGCTTGGCTTCCAACTCCGCGACTCGTTCACGCAAAACCCCACGTTCACTAATCAGCCTCGCAGCATGCACCCGATGCGCTTGGTCTTTCGCTTCCAGCTCTGCAAGCAGGGCGAGAATGGCGGCAGGGGTAGCAGCAGCTTTAAATGCAGCAATGGCTGCATCCCCTTTTTTGTAATTTTTAATTCCTCCAAGCTCCAAGGATTTCTCCGCGGCCGCTTTCAGTTCGCTCAGCTTATTGTCCATCTCGTTACCTCACTCTGAATCCGTTGCAGTTGCGAAGGAACTCGACGATGTAGCCCTTCATTCTGGCGTGCCATTCTTTGTCGTTACCGTTGCACCACCCGTCCGGCGGAGTCCATGCTTCAACCAAATCAGCCATCTTCTTGGCCTTGGCCGGAGTAGCAGTAGCCGTATCACAGAATTTTCGCGTATCTGTCAGAGCCTCCATCCCCGGTATATCCAGCACGCAAAACCATGTGTGGTTTGGCATTTCTACGTCAGGAATCCGTTGGTTAGGTCGGCGAATATCAACCATGCATACGCTCATAATGCTTTCTCCTGGGCTTCAAGCCATTCAACCAACCCAACTTCATGGCCGCAGTGGTCGCACTGAAAGCCGTCACTCCTGCCGCTCATATCGGAATCAGATTCGTGTAGCGTCATCGTTTTGAAGTGGCACTTGGGCCAGTTTGGATCGACGTGTGGGGCCGCCCTGTTGCTCTTACGCTTAGCCATGCTTCACCCCGATTGTTTTGGCTGATAAAACGCATCCATCAGGAAGCGCTTGCCGAGTTTGGTTAACTTTCCGTGCAGTTTCGTCGTGAAACCGATTTCCACCATGATGGTAGAGAGCGTGTGGCCAGACCATGAATCGCACGCCGCCTTCAGGCATCCTTGCTCTAACATTTTCCGCTTGTTAACGGGGCCAAAGTTGGTGCCTTCGAACGCTTGTTCGATATACTCATCAGTGATGTGATCGCAGTTGATCGGCTTAGCCACGCTCCACCTCCCTAGCGCTGTCACCGGCCAGGCGAAACTCGATAACCCACACCCAGGGATTGGCGCTCCAGCTTTCTTCGCTATAGATGGATTGCCATAATTCCCTGAATGCCACCTGGTGCATCATGTGTTCGTGACCAGGGGAAACACCGGCTTTCACTCCTTCAGCCTTGGCATCCTCTTCGCTGATATCGTTCAGTCGCTCAACGCGGACGCCGGTAATTTCCAGCGTTATTCTGCTGGCCCAGCGCGGCATGTGGATTGATGGGCGCCAAACACCCTCTATTCCTTCAATAAGGTCTGAATACCAGGCAGCAAAATGATATTTAGTGACACGGTGGTCTTCGTAATTAAATGCTCCGTACTCATCTAAAAACGATTCATCATCCATCGGTGAATAAACATCTCCATCTGCGCGGTATGCCACAGCTGGAATACCTTCAAGATTCACGTCAGACCACGTCTCGCGCACCCACAGCCGATCGCCTACCTGGCCGAATGGGCATGAGAAAAGCGCTGAACGTTGATGCGTGCCGGTCGCATTTGATTCTGCCCAATGGTATTTGCCAATGTCGCTGCGTTTTGTGGAATCGGTAATGCGCAGCAGGCCGAACTGATTGGATTCTGGCTGCACAGCCATAACCCGCCGCGTCTGGGTCTTGCGTCCGTCGAGAATGGCGCGAACCATTTCAGAGTTGAAAATCACTGGGCGCTCTTTCATTTGGCCTCCCGCAGCTGCTTGGCGAAATGCTTAGCTCTGGCCGCTACTTGGCAATAAATACGAGCTTCTTTTTTGTCACTTGAATCACTAGCCATTGATTCCTGTTCCGAAGCCCACGCCGCAAACTTCTCAACTCCCTGCGCCTGGATAGCTGCAAGTGCTGCGTCAGTGGCTGGGGTTTCGGAGTTGAACAGCTCATCATTGGCAATCATCGCCACTACTCCGGCTTGCCCTTTGTCGGTTACATCCACATGTTCCAAAATGACGGAAAGCGCATGCTTAAAGCCCGCATTCTCCACAGCCAGCGCATCGCGCTCAGCCTCCAGGGTGCTCACTACTTGCTGGTGGTCATCAAACTGAACTAACTCGCCATGCTCAGCTTCACGTGCGAAAGCCTCAAAGCGAACTGCGTGCATTTTGTAGTCAGGGGTAAAGCGCTTGATGGTTGTCATGCTTCGTCTCCCAACACCCAGCGGAGTGCCTGAGCGTAATCACCGCTCGCACTTTCCAGGGCTTTCGTGATTTCTTTTCGGGACTTCATACGGGGTTTGGCGTCACCGATCACCTGGCGCTGCAGGCGTGCTTTTTTGTGGCCTTTGGTGCCGACCGTGGCCACCTCAACCTCTTTCACTTTTTCGCGCTGTTCTTCGGGTGAAAGGTTCGCCAACTGGCGCGCCTGGCTGACAGTGACGGTGCCTGATTCGACCGCATCTTTAACGGCCTGAGTGGCATCGAGTAGGGCGAGTGTGGCGCGGATCGTCTGCACGCCGACGCCAAACATCAGTGACAAATCTTCTTCATCGTGGCCGCGTTCCAACGCATCGGCCATCTTCTTGGCTCGGCCCAGTGGGGTATCGGAACGCCGAATTTCGTTGGCGCTGATCATTGCTTGGGCCATGCGAACAGCAGAGCCGCGTTTTGTTACGGCTGGGACGAATAACAGATCCTTGCCTGCAGCTGCCAATCGCTTGTTTGCCTCAATGGCATGCCGTACACGCTGACGACCATCGACCACACATGAGAGGCCGGTTTCAGGGTCTTTCCAAACGATGATTGGCTCCAGTACACCCTGATCCATGATGTTCAATACCATTGCCTCATCAAGCGGCAAGTGAATACGCTCATCGTAGAGAGGGTGCGATCTGTCGGTTACCAGGTGCAGCCGTTCGGGCTCAAAATTGAGTACGTTGGTTTTGCCGCTGGCCCCGTAGGCTTCAGTAGAGTTCTTGGCCATTTAATTACCCCACACTGATTTTCGACAAAGGGAATCCCTGCCAGAAACTGGCAATTTTCCGCAGATAGAAAATCGGTTTTTAAGAAGGGAGGCCAGACGCCCGCATAGCGCTGGCTCCCGGTTAATTACTCACACATCAGGTGGCGCACCGCGCCGGGTATTTATACTGTGTAGATATAAATTAGGGACCGCCACAGTACGCCACCAGATATGTGAAAAAATAGCGGCTGACACCAACCCAGGAACAGCCGCCAAAGGCTTCTCTAAACACACAGCAGGATATTTGCCGGATATCTGCGCTCGCTTTCGCTGCAGTGCCGCCGGCCCGGCGCATTTGGTGTGGTGGCTGGTAAACAACGCCCCCGAAGTTTCCAGCCTTGAACCACTATCAAAAAGAGCGATCCTCTCCCGCTATTGGTGAACCCTCTCCGGGATTCGGTACTAACGTTCACCGGGGTAGATGCAGTTTTGCACGCCCGCGCTCTTTGATAGTGGTGCTGACCTTCCAGCCAGCTCGGTGGGGATAGCAAGCGAACCGCTGAACGTACCCACTCGGCGGATTCGCCATTTCGGATGCCGCCGCATAACTCCGAATGCCCCTTCATTTTTAGCTGACTGATGCGTTAACCGGGCGCCAACCGGAACTACGTGATGCTTATCGCCACCTTTCCCTCACTCCGTCGCCGGGGGAACTTGGCCATTACCACTGATGCGGCTGGCCGGTATCTACGGTCGGCCCGTTTACTTGTCACATGATGCATCCCTCCATTCGCGTGCCTGTTCTCGTCATGGGTCAGGCTCCCGGTTCTCATGTTCCCTCTGAAGCCGTCATAGCCGAAGCTGATAGCAGCAGGGGAGAAAAGACGCTTCACATTGGGCTGACCACTCATGGTTAGGATCCGTCACCGCTTCCAGAATTAAGGAGTCGGGGAGTGATCAGCCCGATGTGCGCCAGTTACCCGGCGACCGCCACCACTACGATAAAACCCACAACCAACCAAAACGGCGTGCAAACCACAACGCTATAGATCAATGCTTTCCATCCTCTTAAGCTCATGCTTGCCTCAGTGCGCCCCGTAGGGCGCGGTCGGTGTTAGAACGTTAAGTTGCGAATCAGAGGCGCTGCCGTTGAACCGCCGCTCATCTGTACGAGAACACGGCTTACTGACGGCTTGGTGCGTTCTTCGCCGGTGTAGCTATTGAATGTGCATGGCCCTAGCACCAGGCGGGGAACTCCGCGAAGAATTACGGTTTCACCGGCTTTTGGATGCTTGCGATATGCCTTGCGGCGTTGTGCTGCGTTCATCGTGTAACCCTCTGCTGTAAGCCTGGTTCAGCGAATCATCCCGATCTTCGTGTGCCTCGGGCGGCTACTTCGTGGGCGTCCTGCCTGTTCGCTGCCGATGGAATTAATGTAACTATAGTTACTCACTCAGTCAAGGGTGAAATGTACTTAAAGGTACACTGATGGATGAAAAAATAGCCCCTGAATGGGGCTTAATTTGTGATTAGAGGTCTTGTGTGACTTGGACTACTCTTCCTATAATCCTGCAATTACCATCAATTTCAATAGGTTTGAAATTTGGGTTTAGTGGCATGAGGTATTTGTTAGGGCCATCGATAACCAATTTTTTTATTGTGGCTTCAGAGCTTCCATCTATCATCGCAACAACGATTCGTCCCGATAACTCTTCGACTGAACCATAATGAGGTTCAACGATGACGGTAGACCCCTCTGGAATTGTTGGGCTGCCATGAGGATTCGTCATAGACTCACCGCGAACATCAAGCCCAAAGGCATCATCAGAAACATTCACTGTCGTACTACACCATCTAAGCACATCTGAAATTCGCGCGGAGCTATATGAATCAGTCCATGATCCAGCCTGCACGGAAGAGATTACCGGGACATTGATAGGGTTCGCGATAATCGGTTTAAGCCGAGTATCATCTTTGTTATCTGGTTCGCCCTGGGCATAAAGAAGCCACTCAGGTTTTACAGAAAGAACCTGAGCCAACACATGTAGATTTTCACCATCTGGTTGCGTGGTGCCAGTTTCCCATTTGGTAACTGAAACACGGCTCACGCCAACGGCCTTAGCTAACTGCAGCTGTGTCATGTTCAGCTGCAATCGCCTCATGCGAATACGGTCATTCATTGCTGTTTTCATGTACCCAATGTTACGCGATATGAGAGTGAAAGATGTTTGCTTTATAATGTACCTTTTGTTACCTTTATCATGTAAACCAACAAGGAGTTTCTATGAACAAAGAAACAGTAATTTCCCATTTTGGCGGTGTAGTAAATACAGCCGTCGCCTTGGGAATAAAGCACCCAGCAGTTTGCCGTTGGGGGACGATCATTCCAGAAAAGCAGGCCATGAAAATTGAACACATCACAGGGGGAGAGTTGAAGTACGACCCTGAACTTTACAAAAAGTCTACCGCGCCAGCGGCTTAACCAAAACCACAGAAACGGAGAAACCGTGTGGACAACAAAGACTTTCCGACCCAGGCCGACATCAGCGAAGCGATACACAAGCTGATCACGTTGTTCCCAGGTAAGTACAGCGCGATGGCTCAGCAGCTGGACCCGGTGGCCGGTACCGAAAACGCATTGCGAAACCGCGTTCGCCAGGTATCTGGTCAGGTCGTGCCGTTGGGCATGGCAGCTGAAATGGAGTCTATTTCTGGCCGCAGCGATATCACAGAAGCCATGTGCAAACGGGCTGGTGGAGTTTTCGTGAAGCTTCCAGAAGTCGAGCAGATGGGTAATGAAGAGCTGCTTTACAAATTTAATGACCTGCTGGCGTCTCTCGGCCAGTTCGCGCGCTTCCACAACGAGTCAACATCAGATGGCGTTCTGGACCGCGAAGAAAGCAAACGCATGAAGGCCAAGGGCTATCGGGTGCAGTGTCTGGTGGCTGAAATCATGGTCGTTACAGAGATGCTGTTTGGAGAGGGTGACGCCACAGATATGCGGTCTGTGGCGTCGGTCGCATTAACTAAACGTGTGGAGTAATTAACGCATGAACAGATTAGCAGATAGTCGGCTGCGTGGGCAATTTCGGTGTGTGGCTTCAAGCTGTTCCAAGCCGCTCTTGCCGTTGCGTTATGTGATGAGAATACCGGGCGGCTGGATGCCTGTCACCCACAGCGCGTTGCAGGAAGTTGTGGATCGTTTCAAGTATTTGGCACTGCCGGCGCCAGAGGGGCGTTTATGAGCCGTATTTTTGAAATTGTCCAGGCTATGTCAGGTCAGAAAAACTGCATCGTAATTCCGCGTCCGTACATTGATTTTTTTTCCGAAGATCAGCAGGCGTTCGCTTTGGCAGCCGTATTGAATCAGCTCGTATTTTGGTCTGGTAAATCAAGTCGCGATGATGGCTGGTTCTACAAAGGTCACCAGGAGCTAGCTGGAGAAATTGGCCTGAGCGAGGATCAAGTACAGCGAGTGGTAAAAAAGCTCCGGCAAAAATACCTTCCTAATGCAATTGAGGTCGCTAACCGCAAGGTTAACGGAACGCCGGTAAACCATTACCGCATTATCGGCGATGCTTTGATTGCCGAAATATTCCCGTCGCATATGGATTCCGCAGAATCGCGTAATGGAAAACGCGAAGGTGCGGAATCAACAACGCAGAACTGCGGAAAGGAAACCGCAGAACCGCGTAATGGAAACCGTGAAGACGCGGAATCTTATCTCTATCCAGATCAATACAAACAGATCACTAAAACCCCTTCTTGTCCGGTCGCTACGCAACCCGACGAATCAGGCGATGAGAAGTTTTTATCTCGGCACCCTAAGGCGGTGGTATTCAGTGCCAGGAAAAAAATCTGGGGCAGCGCTGAAGACCTGAAGTGCGCGGAATGGATCCGCTCTCGCATCGTGAAGCTGTACGAGCAAGCCGCACAAAGCGATGGTGAGGTCGCAATACCGAAGGAGCCTAACTGGGCTGACTGGGCAAATGAAATTCGGTTGATGTGTTCTCAGGATGGCCGCACGCACAAGCAGATTTGCGAACTGTTCGCGAAGGCAAACCGTGATCCGTTCTGGTGCAAGAACATCTTGAGCCCATCAAAGCTGCGTGAGAAGTGGGACGACTTGACGCTGAAGCTTAGCGTTAACCCTGCCTCAGCGGCAGGTTGTCATTGGAACACTGCTGAAGCTTGGGAGAACACCCTATGAATAAATTCATGAGTGCTGTCCAAAATCGCGACGGTAACGCGCTGGCGCGGATGATGCCGGCAGAACCGCAGGCGCGAGTGGTCAACGGAAACGCTGAAAAATTGGTTGATCTGCTGTTCGTCAACCTCATGCAAGTCTTTCCCGCCGCTAAGCAAACAGCGCTGAGCACGCCAGCAGAAGTCGCAGCCGCAAAACGCCAGTGGATCCTGGCTTTCGCGGAGAACGGGATCACCTCAGTCGAACAATTGCAAGCCGGTATGCGCATGGCACGTCAGCAAGAAAGCGACTTCTGGCCTAGCTGTGGGAAGTTTATTGGCTGGTGTAAGGCTGGCGCCGCCGAGAATGCGGGCCTGCCATCTGTTGATGACGTTGAAGCGGAGTTCAAGCGCTACAGCGCGAATCGCGGTCAGCATGCCAGGCCTGAAGATTTCAACTGGTCGGCGCCGGTCATGTACTGGATTGTGATCGACGTTCGCCATCTGATGCTTCAGCACAACTACACCGAAAGCGAGATCCGCAAGTCAATTCAGCAGCACCTCAACCGATGGGCTAAACGGCTGGCCAAGGGCGAACGAGTGCCAACCCCTGCGCCACAAATCGCCCACAAGCAACACATCCTGGCACCGTCAGAGCTAATCGACAAAGACGGAAAATTTCAGCGTAAAGGTGAAGAGCTGCTGGCGCGCATCCGCTCGAAGCGAGAGGGGAACCCATCATGAAGAAATTAACGATCCCAGTGGATGCATTGGAAAGTGAACGTATCAACAAGGGCATTCGTCGATTGGTGCGTGAAGGTTTTCTGAAAGACAACCCAGATAGCCAGATTTGCCGCGTGCGAAATGCCGCAGCAGGGGCAACGTGGCGCACATTGCGTGACCTTGAACGGCTGGTGGTGGAAATGTACGGGGTTTACGACACGCAAGCAGCTATCAGCGCTCGTCTGCGTGAGTTCAGCAAGCCATTCCAGGGGCTGGTTAAGGAACGCCGGATGGCAAAAAGCAAATCGGGTAAGTGGGTTTATTTCTACCGCCTGGTTGCCGTTGAGAAGGAGCATTCAGCATGAAGTGCGTATCGGGAATTGAGGTTATGCCGCTGCTGGTTATAGCTCATCGCATGTGGCGCTGGTGGATGCTCCGAGAGGCCCGCCGCACATGGCAAGAGCACGGTGATTTTCGAAAGTACGCCCAGCGCCAGGGCTGGTTGATTGAATGGCAACGCCAGCGGTTCAGCACTGATTACTGCGTAGTGCGCTATCTGGTTCGCAAGGCTGATGGAGAATTTGCATGATCTACCAACTTAACGTAGGCAGATGTGAAGATGTTTTGCGCAATATGGCTGATAACTCTGTAGACGCTATCGTAACTGATCCTCCTTATGGCCTGAGCTTCATGGGGCATAAGTGGGATTACCAGGTGCCAACAGTAGATCAGTGGAAAGAATGCCTGCGGGTGCTTAAGCCTGGCGGCCATCTGCTTGCTTTCGGTGGCGCCCGCACCTATCACCGCCTGGCGGTGAATATCGAGGATGCCGGCTTTGAAATTCGCGATCAGCTGATGTGGATTTATGGCAGCGGCTTCCCGAAATCGAAGAACTTGTATGGCGATCACCAAGGTAAAGGAACGGCATTGAAACCCGCGCATGAGCCGATTGTTATGGCCCGTAAGCCGCTGCTGGGTACGGTAGAGGGGAATGTGCTGCAGTTCGGGACCGGGGCATTAAACATCGATATTTGTCGGGTACCAACTGAGGAAGCATTAAGCGGTGGTGCTGGTGGCCTACTATCTCATGTTCGTGATGAGAAAGCCCCGGATGGCGGGGAATGGAAATCGGATCAGCTTGGTCGGTGGCCAGCAAATATTTTGCATGATGGAAGCGAGGAAGTGATCGGCGAATTTCCACAAAATGCCGGCGCCAGGGCGCCAGTAAAAGGAACTGAGCCAACAGCCAATGGTTTCAGCGGTACAGTTAAGTTTGGCGGGATGATTGATCGGGTTGCCAGTTACCACCATGGCGATCAGGGTAGTGCTGCGAGATTCTTCTATTGTGCAAAGGTCAGTAAATCAGAGCGTGACGAAGGGATGGAGCGCTTTGTGCCGTACACGGCTAGTGATATGACCGGCGGTAGAAAAGAGGGGAGCGTTGGCCTTAATGATCCGCGCGCTGGTGCTGGGCGTACTAGAGGGGCCAGGAATAACCACCCGACAGTGAAACCTGTTGAGCTGATGCGCTACCTTTGCCGCTTGGTTACACCTGCTGGTGGCGTTGTTCTCGATCCATTCATGGGCTCAGGGTCAACGGGAAAAGCTGCATTGCTTGAGGGGTACGGATTCATCGGTATCGAGTTAGATCCTGATCACTTAACCACTGCTGCAGCCCGTATTGCGCACTCGGCAAAGGTGGTGGCGTCATGAAATTAACGTTGCCATTTCCTCCAAGCGTAAACGGCTACTGGCGTTCGCCAAACAAAGGCTCGTCGCGTGGCCGCACTTTGGTCAGTGAGCGCGGTAGGGCTTTTCAGGCAGAAGCTATAGCTCAGGTAATCGAGCAACTGCGCCGCCGGCCGAAGCCGATCAGCGCCAATATCTCAGTTCATGTGGTGTTCTGGCCGCCGAATAAAGCGCGCCGGGATCTGGATAACTACTTCAAGGCATTGTTCGATGCGATGACGCAGGCAGGCGTATGGCTGGATGACAGCCAGATTAAGCGCATCGAGGCGGAGTGGGGACCGGTCACGAAGGGTGGAAAGGTTGAGTTGAAGATCAGCGAGGTGATGCCATGCGCTGCCTGTTGAAACCTATCATCATCAGCGAGCTCGGCCAGGTGATATTGAAACCAGGAGCTGATCTGATGTCGTTGTTTGGTGATCGGGTCATGGTGACCAGAGTGCCGCCTGAGTTTCGCAAGATGCCATCTGGTGCACTGCCGACAGTAGAACAGCAATTGGCAACTGATCCACGTTTCCGATCGTTCTTCACGCATGAGCGAGTGCTGGGGGCTGCTGGTGGCCCCGCCGCTATGCGGGATTGGTTAGCCCGTGGTTTTGAATGCCAATGCGCCAGCACTGACGGGTATCACGACAAGAACGTCAGCGTGATGGAATATGGCGACCACAGTATCAGGATGTGCTGGCACCACCAGCACAAATACCGTGAGCAGACGAGCCAGATGCTGAATAAGCTGGCAGAGCAGAACGTGGCTGATTTTGTCGTTTACCGCGCCCGCGCGCACTTCATGTTTGACGAATCCCACCAGCTGACGTTGCCGGAGCTCTGCTGGTGGGCATGGGTCAAAGAGGTTATCGATCTGATCCCTGAAGAGGTAGCTGCTGCATCACTGCGTGTGGCGCCGCACAGCATACCTGCTGGGGTTAAGAAAGAATCAGATATTGAGCATACGCCGGCGGCACGCCAAATTGTTGCCGAGAAAGCCAAAAAAGCGGCCAAAACGTTAGTTATCGATCCTGCGCCACCAAAGGCGTTATTCAAGATTCCAAAGCGTGAGCGCTGGACCAGTGAGAAGTTTACCCGTTGGGTTAAGTCTCAGCCATGCGCATGCTGCGGAGCACCCTCGGACGACCCCCATCACATCATTGGCCACGGTCAGGGTGGCATGGGAACCAAGGCGCACGATTTTTTTACTCTCCCACTATGTCGAAAACACCACGATGAATTGCATCGTGACATGTCACGGTGGGAAGAAGAGCACGGCACTCAGATCGAACTGTGGTTCAAATTCATCGACCACTCGCTATCGATCGGCGCCATTTCATAAGTGTGGAGTAATAGGCGAGCTGGCATGCGGGCCAGACGCTAGGAGAAAAAAGCATGAAAGGTGTAGCAATCACACGCCAGCAGTTTCAAGTAGTAATGGGAGAAAAATAATGAAATTAGAGTCGATCACAAAATACTTTTCTCCAAAATCACCGACCTTAAGCGACTCACCGCGCGCGACAGCTTCTGACAATTTAACAGGAACTGACGTGATGGCGGCAATGGGAATGTGCCAAAGTCACTCACCTCTCGGCTTTTCAGCATTCCTTGGGAAGATGGAGATCAGCGACACCGAGAAGAAACAAGCCATCCAGCTCTTAACGCAATACGGAATGAAGCATTGCGACAAGGTAGCCGCATTACGCAAGCTCAGTTCCAATATTAAAGTGAAGGTTGTGCAAAAACTCGCAACTTTCGCCTACAGGGATTATTGCCGTTCAGCGGCGAGCGTTGTTGAGTGCCCGGCATGCAAAGGGAAAAGATTTTTAACCAAAAAAGGAAAGGCGGTTAAGTCGCACTACACGATGCACCTCCCTGATTGGGCAAAGGAGCTGGGACAAAGCCCTTCTGATTTTGACGTTCAGCGAGTGGTAGATGAAAACCATCAAGAGCTTTGCCAGAAGTGTAATGGCAAGGGATTTGTCAGCACGGCTTGCTGCAAATGCTCCGGTAGAGGGGAGGCCGTAGATAGAAAGGAAACAGAAAGGCAGGGAGTTCCCGTTAAGCGCAGTTGCAAACAGTGCGGCGGCAGGGGGTATGAGCGTTTGCCAGCAGCTGAAGCATACCGGGCCATCACAATCTCCGCTCCTGGAATAACCCCGACCGTATGGGATAAAGCGATAAAGCCATTTTACGAGTCCCTCATAACCGAACTGCATAAATCAGAGGAAGAAGCCAATCGACAACTGGCGAAAGTTACGAGCAAATTTGAGAAAAGTTGATATCCGATAACGATTGCTACTTGCAAAATGCAGAAAACTAGAATATTCTCGCTCTAACACTAGAAATCCGTCTGATTGTTAAGGTGTATTCAAAAATTTCAAAGGCTGCCTTCGGGTGGCCTTTTTGCATTTCAGCCCTAGCCAACATCCGACACACACCTGGCACACCCCGTATCGCCAAATCGTTTACGGCTGGTGGCTGAACCCTATTAGCCGTGGCGTAGACTGCGGCTTTTTTATGCCCTCGGTATGGAGAGGACAATTACAGCAATGAGGAGTAACGATGTCCGATCCATTAACTGCGACTGGCACCACTGCGCTGGTGTCGGCCACGATTGCAGCGCCCGCAGTTGGCATTGATTACGGGGTTATCTTTGGCGCGTTCATCGGTGCGATGTTCTACGTCACCCAAGCCAAAGACATTCCGCGAATCAGACAGGCTTTTTCGTTCGTTGTCTCATTTGGTACTGGCGTACTCGGTGCGAGTGTTGCGGGCGCCAAGCTTTCAGCATGGCTGAATTACAACGACACCCCATTAGAGCCGTTAGGTGCGCTAATCATCTCTGCCGTCGCGGTCAAGCTGCTTACCTTCGTCAGTGAGAAGATGGAGGATCCGACATCGCTGTTTTCCAGATTCCGGGGAGGCGCGAATGGCAAGTAACGATATCTCTGTGATGTGGTTAAACCTCATTCACACAGTAACGACTAGTGATCCACTTGTTGTGCTGAATGTGTTGCTGTGTTCGGCGATTGTCTGCCGCCTGGCATGCTTCAGAAAAACAGGTTACCGGCACCGGGCATGGATAGCCTGGCTGGCATGGTTGGTTATCTGCGCCTATTCATGGATCCCGTTTCGCTTCATTGCTCAGCAGTACCAGGAAACACACTGGGGCGTAATCGCGGCGAATCTCATCATCTGCATCGCGCTGTACCGGGTTAAGGGGAACATCGCGAAACTGCTACACCCCCTGAGGCCACAATGACACAAAACGAATTTCAACGAGCGGCTGGTATTAGCGCCGGGTTAGCCGCGCGCTGGTATCCGCATCTGATCGCCACCTTTGCTGAGTTCTCTATCGAGAAGCCAGCGGCACAGGCAATGTTTATTGCTCAGGTAGGGCATGAATCAGCTGGCTTTACCCGCACGGTAGAGAGCCTGAACTACACGCCACAGGGATTGCTTTCAACCTTTGGGAAGCGCATTACTCCCTATCAGGCTGACATGCTTGGACGTACAGCGGCACACGTGGCAAACCAGCCGGCGATTGCAAACCTGGTATACGCCGATCGCCTGGGGAATAAATCACGCGGTGATGGCTGGAAATACCGTGGGCGTGGGCTGATTCAGGTTACCGGCCAGGACAACTACCGATCGTGCGGTATTGCGCTGAAACTCGACCTGGTTGGCAATCCTCAATTGCTGGAGAGTGACGGTAACGCGATGCGTTCTGCCGGCTGGTTCTGGAAGTCTCGCGATTGCGGCCGCAATGCTAACGATATCGAATGGGTAACCCAACGTATCAATGGTGGCATCAACGGATTATCTGATCGCAAGGAGCGGCATGACATGGCGCGTAAGGTGCTGTTATGAATTGGTTCCCATTGCCAAATTGGAAAGCAATGCTGGTGGCAGTAGCTCTCGGATTGGTCGCGTGGCTGGCCGTCAGCAACTGGGGTTACCGCAAAGAGCTGCAGTTGACCGGCCAGAGGCTTTCAACGGAGCAGTTGAAAAACAGCAAGCAGGCAGGGTTGATAGCTACGCTGCAGGCACAGGATGAAGTTAATCGCGCGCTGGTAGCATCACAACAGCAGCATGAGCAGCAACTACGCCAGCAGTACGACATCTTGCAGAGGAAATTCCGTGAAGCGATTAAAGATAATCCCTGCGCTGCTGAGCGTATGCCTGATTCTGTCGTTGAGCTCCTGCAGCAAAACTCCACCGCCGGCGCCAGAGCAGGTAATAATCCTGCCCCCTGAAACAGTATTCACGCCATGCCAGCAGCCAGAGCTGCAGGGTAATACCTGGGGCGACGCGGTGAGCTACACGCTAGCATTGCAAACAGCCCTATCAATCTGCGCCGGTCAGGTGGCCACGCTGAATCAATGGCGTAAGGAAATAGTACCATGAGAATAACCGTGTTGGATGACGATCCGGGCCGCAAGGTTGATTTGAGAGTCGAAAGATATTGCGTGTTCCTGGATGGCAAGGAAATGAAGATGGTTATCACCGCCGACGATGTTAAGGGCGAGGTTGTTTATTGCCCATTGGACGAGTCAGGCTATTTAATCCGTGATGGCGACGAGGTTAAAAACGTGACTGCCTATGGTCGTGTTGAGATTCAATTTCGTCTTCCATATCCGATACCACGTGAAGATCCCCCTGATGAATGAATTCCCCCGACAAGGAATGAGACAGTGAAGCCCTGCTGGAGGTGATCACGTCTTGGCAGCCGGAAAGACGGAAGTGGCGAGGCAACCCCGCGAGGCGTGGCTGATGCTGCGACAAGCATTACAGGTGGCATTCACTGAGTGCCATCGATAATGCGACCACAAAAGCCATCATCCTGCATCATCGGGCTGGTGGCTTTTTTATTACCACTACCATAACCAAGAGAAACCACCATGTTCACACTGAAAATCATTACCGCAAACCGAAACGAAATTATCAACGCTGTTTACTCCATCGAGTGGAAGAGAGCCGAGAAAGCTGTATATGCCTACGGCTGCACGGGTGAATTGCTTAAGCTAACTTTGCTGACAGGTGATACCGCCTATCTGGTTAACAGCGATAACCGCACGGTTGCCACGTACACTAATCCCGCAGCGCAGTCAGGTGGTGATTAATGGCATCAAATTCGCCCTGGCACTATTTGTACAACACCAAGCGATGGTATCGACTTCGTTATCATCAATTGCAAAAGCAACCTCTTTGCGAATTCCACCTCAAGCGCGATCAAGTTGTATCAGCATCAATCGTTGACCACATAAAGCCCCATAAAGGTGACGAGGAGCTTTTTCACAATCCTGACAACCTCCAATCTCTTTGCAAGCACTGCCATGACTCGGTTAAGCAACGCATGGAGAATGGCGGAACGGTTACCGAGTTCGACAATGAAGGTCGGGTTATCTGGTAACAGGAGCATGTAATGAAAGACATGAAAATTGAATACCGGGACGGAGAGTTGGTGGAGTTGAGCATAGACGGTGTGAGTTTTCTTTCTGCGTCCGCTATCTCCTTCAGCCATACAGCAAACGAGACGCTGCCAACGATCATCCTGACAATGTCTGTCGGTGTCGGAGAACGACTGGCCCCCGCCAGCCCTTCCAGCGTAAACCTGCGGATTATCGAGAAATGATAGTGTTTCTCATTATCAGGCAGAGAAGGGGGGGAGGGGTAAAACTCTGTCGGCAATCCTAGAAAGACCGCGCTCCCAGTTTTCATTTTAAAAACGTCCAGAAAAAAAGGAAAAACAATGGCACAGCGAGGCAGAAAGTCTCTGGCTGCGACGTCTGCTGCCTCGCTGCCAGCGCTGGCTGAAAGCAGGCTTCAGCCGTCCATTCATCTGAGCGATCCGGAAATAAATGTATGGATAAGGCTGGTAAATGACAGTCCGGCCAGTTCATTCACTGAAACTCACCGAGACATGATGGAGATGTACTGCCGCCATGTTGTTCAGGCCAGAATAATTACCACTCAACTTGAAGAGTTTGAACTCGAGTGGCTATCGCGTGAGGACGGTCTCAAGCGCTACGACAAATTGCTCGCTATGCGTGAGCGCGAAGTGCGCTCGGCATCTTCACTGGCAACACGTTTACGGATCACCCGACAAGCCACTGCGGACCCAAAAACAGTTGGTCGCGCGCACAAAAATCTGGCTCGGGAGAAAAAGCCCTGGGAAATTGACTAAGGCTCTTTGATGGCTAAAAAAAATCTGACAAGGGCCGAGAGAAATATTCTCTGGTGCGAAAGGAACATCGTTATACCCGAAGGTAAGTTCGTGGGGCAACCGTTGAAAATGGCGGATTTCATGAAAGACGACTTTAGGGCAATTTTCGATAACAAACACAGCACTCGTCGCGCAATCATCAGCCGCGGACGTAAAAACGCCAAAACTGTTGAAACCGCCATGCTGATGCTGCTCTACCTAGTGGGGCCGGAAGCGGCGGCGAACTCGCAACTGTATTCTGCCGCTCGCTCGCGTGATCAGGCAGCGATTCTGTTTAACCTGGCCTCCAAGATGTGCCGGATGAACCCGGTACTTATGCAGTATGTGGCGATAAAGGATTCGGCGAAAGAAATTCACTGCCCTGAGCTGGGCTCTTATTACCGGGCTCTGAGTGCAGAGGCCACCACGGCTTACGGTTTCTCGCCGAGATTTGTCGCGCACGATGAGCTGGGCCAGGTACGTGGGCCGCGTGATGCACTTTATGAAGCACTGGAAACCGCGACCGCTGCTCAGGATAACCCTATCTCGATAATCATCAGTACGCAGGCACCAGATGCGAGCGATCTACTCAGCCTACTGATTGATGATGGCCTGACCGGTGCTGACCCGCGCACGGTGGTGCGTCTACAGACCGCCCCGGAAGAGATCGATCCGTTCTCGGTTGAAGCCATCCGGCTGGCAAACCCGGCCTTCGATGTGTTCATGAACCAGAAAGAAGTGCTGGATATGGCCGCCAGCGCGAAGCGCCTCCCGTCGCGCCAGGCTGAATTTGAGAACCTTGTGCTTAACCGCAGGGTTGAGGCTAAAAGTCCGTTCGTAAGCCAGAACGTCTGGCACATGAACAAAGAGGAACCCGGAGAACTGGCGGGTGCTACCGTCTGGGGCGGGCTGGACCTTTCCAGTGTTTCGGACCTTACCGCGCTGGTGCTGAATACAACGCAGGGCGATGTGCACTGCAAGTTCTGGCTACCTGAAGAAGGGTTAGCGGACAAAGCGCGTAACGATCGAGTGCCATATGACATTTGGGCGAGGCAGGGTTTTCTTAATACGACACCCGGTAAGGCCATCGAATATGCATTTATTGCCCGCGAGCTGCGGCGCGTTTTTGATATCTGTAACGTAAGGGCGCTGGCTTTCGACCGCTACAACATGCGTTTCCTTCGTCCGCACCTCATCGATGCCGGTTTTACTGAGGCAGAGCTCGAGCGGTTCGTGGAATTCGGACAGGGCTTTGTCTCCATGTCACCTGCGCTCAGGGAGCTGGAAGCCAAGCTGCTAGGAGCGCAGCTTAAGCACGGCAACCATCCGATCCTCGAAATGTGCGCCAAAAACGCCACGGTAATAACCGACCCAGCCGGTAACCGCAAGTTTGTAAAAGGAAAATCCAGCGGGCGTATCGATGGCATGGTGGCATTGGCGATGTCTATCGGCGCGCAGACCAGTGATGAAGTAGAGGATCCTGGCGACGTTAACGATTTTATCTACAACTTTTTGAGCGTGTAAAATGGCAGATACCGATTATAGCATTGACCTGCGAACGCGATCGCCATTTTGGGCGCGCATGGCCTCTATCCTAACCGGCGGCCGCCTGGTGACACCCGATAAGGGCTCTCAGATGGCGGGCACGTCAGCGCACGGTGTGGTTGGTGATTCTGTTGTGACTGATGAGCGTAATATGCAAATCAGTACGGTATGGGCCTGCATAAGGCTTATCTCAACCGTAACAGCATCTTTACCATTAGATGTTTATCAAACGAAGAATGATCAGCGCACGAAGGTGGACAACGATCATCCCCTTGCGAAACTGCTGAGATTCCGTCCCAACAACTTCATGACCGCCCTTGAGTTTCGCGAAGCAATGACTATGCAGTTGTGTGCCTACGGCAACGCCTATGCACACGTAGAGCGAAACAGTGTTGGTGACGTGATTAGCATGGTTCCACTGATGAGCGCCAATATGGAAGTGCGGCTCAGCGATAACGGTAAAAACATTATCTACCGCTACCGACGTGATACTGAATACGCCAACTTTTCACAGAAAGAAATTTTTCATCTCAAAGGGTTTGGCTTCAATGGTCTGACTGGTCTTTCTCCGCTGGCGTTCAGTGCGAAGTCTGCTGGTGTGGCCATAGCGATGGAAGATAACCAGCGTGAATTTTTCGCCAATGGTGCGAAGTCTCCGCAGATCCTGATGACTGACGGCAAGGTGCTGACGAAAGAGCAGCGCGGGCAACTGGAGGAAAACTTTAAGGAGATTGCTGGTGGCCCGGTCAAAAAACGGCTTTGGATCCTTGAGAGTGGCTTCACCACGCAGCCTATAGGGGTTTCGCCTCAGGATTCAGAAATTCTGGCAGCGCGTAAATTTCAGGTAGCCGAACTGGCGCGCTTTTATGGTGTACCGCCTCACCTGGTAGGGGATGTCGAGAAAACAACTTCATGGGGTAGCGGTATTGAACAACAAAACCTCGGCTTCTTGCAGTACACGTTAAAACCGTATCTGGATCGCTGGGAATACAGTATTGAGCGCTGGCTGGTAAAAGATGCCGATCATGGCAGGATACATGCCGAGCATAATTTAGACGGTCTGTTGCGCGGTGATTCGACAAGTCGTGCTGCTTTCATGCAAACCATGGTGAATACTGGTATTCGCACCGTCAACGAAGTCAGGCGACTGGATAACTTGCCACCGCTTCCCGGCGGAGATGTAGCGACACGCCAGTCGCAGAACGTACCCATTACCGATCTCGGAAGAACCAAAGAGCCCCGCACTGACGGGGCTTAATTTTTATGGGGGCCATGATGCCTGATATTCAGAAAACCCTGGCGTTCGACCAGACAGAAATAAAGTTTACCGGCGACGGTGATAAAGGCACTTTTGAGGGCTACGCCTCTGTTTTCAACAATACGGACTCCGATGGAGACATTATCCTGCCAGGTGCATTCAGCGGTGTTATTGCTGGTCAAAGCCGAAAGGTCGCCATGTTCTTTAACCATCAGACGCGCGCGATCCCTGTTGGTAAATGGGATTCCATGCATGAGGACGATAAAGGGCTGTTTGTTCGCGGTCAACTCACACCAGGACTTAGTCTGTCTGAGGACCTGAAAGCGGCAATGAAACACGGCACCGTTGAAGGTATGTCAGTCGGTTTCTCCGTCGGCCCCGATGATTATACAGTCGGCACTTCCGGCCTCATTTTCAAAAACATTTCTTATCTGCGGGAAATCAGTGTCTGCACTTTCCCGGCCAACGAGCTGGCTGGCGTGACCGCCATGAAAAGTATCGACGGCATCAAAACCATTCGTGACGCGGAAGCCTGGCTGAGGGATTCAGTCGGTTTGACCCGTTCTGAAGCGCAGGCATTTATTGCCCGCGTGAAGTCCGCAGGCCGGAGCGAGTCCGGTAGCGGCGACATTGACGCGCTGGCACAGCGCATAACCTCATTTGCCGCTAATCTGCGGAATGCATAACGGAGCACCATATGTCTGAATTAGCCACTCTCGAAAAAGCGATTGAGAATTCCCAAAAAGAAGTTAAGGAACTCATCGAAGAACAGCGTAAATCCATCAATCAGAACGGCGAAATTAACACGAAACTGCAGGCCGATCTGACCAAAGCTCAGGAAGAGCTGAAGACCACCGGCACTCGCCTGTTCGATCTTGAGCAAAAACTTGCTGGTAACTCACCGGATCAGACTACGCAAAAGTCATTTGCCGAGCGCGTGTCCGAAGACCTGATGAAAGGCTGGGATGGTTCCCGCACTAAAGCGAAAGTTACCAGCTTTGATAAAGCTATCGGTTCCGGCGCAGCGTCAGCGGGTGCCCTGGTCCAACCGCAGCAAATGCCAGGTATTCTGATGCCAGGTCTGCGTCGTCTGACCGTTCGTGACCTGCTGGCACAAGGCCGTATTACCAGTAACGCGCTGGAATACGTGCGTGAGAATGTGTTCACCAACGCTGCTGCGCCAGTGGCCGAAGGCACCCTCAAGCCTGAAAGTAACATCACCTTCACCAAAGAAACGGCGAACGTGAAAACCATCGCCCACTGGATCCAGGCGTCGCGACAGATCATGGACGATGCTCCGGCGCTGCAGTCCTACATCAACTCCCGCATGATGTATGGGCTGGCGCTGGTGGAAGAAAATCAGATGCTAAACGGTGATGGGACTGGCGATAATCTGCAGGGCATTAACGTAGTCGCGAACGACTATGAAACCGCGCTAAATGCTACCGGTGATACCGGTGCTGACATCCTCGCTCATGCGATCTATCAGGTGTCTCTGAGCGAATTTGAAGCAGACGGAATCATCCTTAACCCGGCAGACTGGCACCGCATCGCACTACTGAAAGATGCCAACGGCAATTACATCCTTGGTGGGCCACAGGCGTTTGCCTCCAAGGTGCTGTGGGGACTTCCTGTTGTTTCTACCACGGCCCAAGCATCAGGTACCTTCACTGTTGGCGCATTTGGTCTTGCATCTCAGGTATGGGATCGTATGGATGCCACTATCGAGATCAGCAATCAGGATCGCGACAACTTCGTTAAAAACATGCTGACCATCCTGTGCGAAGAGCGCTTGGCATTAGCTCATTATCGTCCTGCTGCGCTGGTCACAGGTAGCATCACCCCACCAGTAACTCCGTAACTTTAAGGTCGCGGCCAGCAATGGCCGCGTTAACTCGATATGAAAATTAAAGCCATTCGAATGTTCTCTCATTATACGCTGGGGAATTTTTCTCAAGGCGATGTGAGGATCGTAGAAGATGAGGTTGGAAAAGCTCTGATCGCTATGCATCTGGCTACAGAAGTGAAAGAGGAAGAGCAAAATTCCAAGCGGGAAGAAAATAATAAAGGGCAGCCAGATAAACCAAAAACTGGAGGCAAAAGTGGAAATAAACGAAAAACAGCTGGCGCAGATTAAATTACATATTCGTGTTGATCATGATGCAGATGATGAATTAATAAAAACATATTTAGATGCTGCGGTCGATTATGTTGAGAATTATTGTGACGGGAAGTTAGTCGTTGAAATTACCCCCATAGTAGAGAGTGAAACTCCACCAAGAGAAATAATTTTTACTGCTGGCATATGGCAAGCCATGCTGCTTTTAATCGGTCATTACTACTCTAATCGCGAGGCTGTAGGCCAAAATCAAATTGAGATCCCATTAGGCGTAGAGTCTTTATTATATAGACATAGGAAATGGCACTGATGGCTTGTGATGGATGCCGGCGCCGCCGGGAATGGTTAAAGAACTGGTTGAGGATTGCCCATGAAAGAGCAACAGGTAAACGCACTGATAGCAGCACTGCAGGAAGAGACGAAGGCAAAGCAGGAACAGACAGCAGCACTAACCCGCCTGGCTGAGTCCAACGAATCGTTGGTCGCCGTTCTGGCCGATGCATTTAGCAGTGATGCTGATCTAATCGAAACGACGTCCATCGATGACCAGCGCCCTCAATATCTGGGTACAAGGGGATAATCATGCAGGCTGGAAAACTTCGCCACTGGATAACCCTGCAAAAACCCGTTAAGGTGCAAGACACCACCTCTGGTGAAATGATCGACACTTGGCAGGATGTGTCTAATCTCTGGGCCGAAGTTTCCCCGCTCTCTGCCCGTGAATTTGTCGCTGCGCAGGCTATGCAAAATGCAGTTACCACCAGGATTAAAATCCGGTACCGCCAAGATATTTCAGCAAAGTATCGCATTCAGTTTCGCGGGAAAATTTTCAATATTGAAGGGGTATTACCAGACCCGGATAGCGGCCTGGAATATTTGACCCTTCCATGCTCAGAGGGGACGACCAATGGCTGATGGCGTTGAATACACCCTCACTGGCGTTGATGAACTGATGGGAAAATTGGAGTCCATCAGTGATGACATGAAGCGCAAAGGAGGGCGTGCGGCGTTAAGAAAATCTGCCAACGTTATCGCCAACAGAGCAAAGGAAAATGCACAGAGACTTGATGATCCAGAAACCGGCCGCAGCATTGCCGACAATATAGCTGTGCGCTGGAATGGTCGTGAGTTTAAGCGCAACGGAAACCTGGCATTTAGGATCGGTGTGCTGCATGGCGCTGTGCTGAAAAATCATCCTGATAAAGCCAAGAATGCCCCAACGCCGCACTGGCGACTGCTGGAATTCGGCACTGAAAAAATGCGGGCTCAACCTATCATGCGACCGGCGGCAGATAGCGGTGCGTATGAGGCATCCAACACGTTCGTTGTTGAATATGGAAAGGCCATCGACAGGGCAATAGCAAGAGCAGCCAAGAAAGGGACCAGATGATGATCGCACCAATTTTTAAAGTCTGCGCCTCTAGTCAGGCTGTAACGGCGTTGATTGGAGCAAACCCGGTTAGGCTCTATCCCTTTGGCCTGCAGGATGACAATGTAGTTTATCCCTATGTCGTTTGGCAGAACATACCCGGCGGTGGCCCTGAAAATTATCTTGATAGGCGACCGGACGCCGACAGTTACACGCTACAGGTTGACGTGTATGCAGATACGGTCACCGCTGCCACTTCGGTGGCTATGGCTCTACGCGATGCTATAGAGCCACATGCCTACATTACCAGGTGGGGCGGGCAAAGCCGCGACCCAGAAACAAAACGATATCGCTATTCATTCGACGTTGACTGGATAGTGCTTCGCTAACCCTCCCAACTTTTCAACATACCGGCCTTGCGCCGGTTTTTTTATGACCGGAGACACTATGTCTGTATTAACACAAGGCACGCAGTTGTATGTGCTCGCTAATGGAGTCGTAAGCGAGATTGAATGTATTACCAACTTTACGGCGGGCGGGAACCCGGCAGATCAGATTGAAAACACTTGTCTTTCGGAGCGCAAATCTAAGACATATGTAAAAGGTCTGCAGACGCCGGGCCAGTCGTCTGTAACTCTGAACGCTGATCCGAAAAACGCCAGCCACCTTATGCTGCATAACTTGGCTGAGACTGATGATGAAACCCCACTGACGTGGGCATTGGGCTGGTCTGACGGTGAGTCTGTACCAACAGCTGCCGCGCCAAGCGCACCAAACTCTGTTGATGGCCTGTTATTGCCAGAAGATCGCACCTGGTATGTTTTCCAGGGTTACGTGTCCGATTTCCCGTTCGACTTCCAACAAAATACCGTTGTGAGCACGGCTGCAACTATCCAGCGTTCCGGCCCTGCTGTTTGGGTGCCAAAGGCTCAAGCTGGCAGTTGATAATTTTACCCGCCGGGGCTGCGTGCCCCGCTTAATTTCTCATTTATGGTAACGACATGAAATTAACTCTGGAATCGTTGAAAGAACATGGCGCCTTTACCGGTCGTCCGGTAGAGAAAGAAATCACCTGGAAGCAGGGTGACAAAGAGCTCACTGCCACGGTGTATGTGCGACCACTTGGCTATCACGCGACTAAAGCGGACTTGCTCGCTTTCGATGGGAAAATTGATAACGTTGCAGGCCGAATTGCCGCATCAATTTGCGATGAGAATGGCAACCCAATTTTCACCCCTCAAGATATCACCGGCGAGGCTGACCCTGAGCGAGGCTCTCTCGACGGTGCCCTGACCATTGCATTGTTGTTGGCTATTCAGGACGTCAACAGTCTGGGAAAGACCAAAGCCTAACGCCAGAAGATGAGTTCTGGTGCGAGCTGGTGATGAACGGCATCGGAGGGAGAACCATTGTTGAGGCTCAGGAGCGCGTTAGCCTCCAGGAGTACCGGACATGGGTTAGGTACCGAGAAAAATATGGCTCTCTCAACGGTATTATGCGCACGGAATGGGGCTCAGCGCTGGTGTGTTCCGTCCTCGCCAACATAAACCGCAGTAAAAACTCACAGCCCTTCGATATCAGTGATTTTTCTCCTCACATGACCTCCAATAAATCTATTAGCTTGGAAGAAGCAATGGCGTTGTGGGATTAACCCGTCTATAGGAATGGTTTATGGCCAGTAAATCTCTCGGCACGTTGACGATTGATCTAATTGCTAAGGTGGGCGGGTTCACATCTGGCATGGACAAGGCGGAGCGTGCATCTGATAAGTGGCGAAAAAAGGTCGAGTCGGATATTAAAAGTGCCGGTTCAGCGATCTCCGGAATGGCGGCGTTAGCGGTTACTAGCGCCGCTGCTATCACGGCCGTTGGCGTTTCCTTGTTAAAAACGTCCTCAGCGCAAATCACTGAAACGGACCGTTGGGCTAAGTCTTTAGGCACTTCAACGCAAGTGTTGTTAGAGTGGAAGTATGCAGCTCAGCAAGCTGGTATTGAAGGCGATAACATTGCTGATATTTTTAAAGATCTGAATGACAAGATTGGCGACGCTGTTCTGAACCAGTCCGGCGAGGCAGCTGGTGCACTCGATACCCTGGGGTTATCGGCGAAAAAACTTCAAGAGCTGTCGCCTGAGAAGCAACTGGTGGCGATAGTTGACGCCATGAAGGGAATGAATACCGCCCAAAAGACAAACATTTTGGAAAGCCTGGGCAATGACCTGTCCAGAATGTTGCCGCTATTTGATAACGGCAATGAAAAACTGAATAAATTTATCCAGCAAGCTAGGGATTTTGGTGTTGCACCGCCGCAAGAAGATATTGACAAGCTGCTAAAGGTCAATGAGGTATTCCAGGAGATAGAAGGTTCCTGGGAGGGATTTAAAAACAAAATGGCCGCTGGCTTGGCCGATATCGATTTGAAGCCGCTAGTGGAATCTGTTCACAGCCTGGAAAAAACATTTACAGATCCTGCTGTGCTTCAGGGGATTGTTAATATCACGAAAGGAATAACAGATCTTGTTGGATTGTTGGCTCAGGCGGCAAAGCTTGCCAATGACTTTGCATATGGCTGGAACAAAAGCGCTTCAACAAGTGCGGACTCTTCCTTCAATGATCTGCTGTCAAAACGAAAAGAGCTTAACGATTCTCTTGCCTACTCAGAGTCTTTTCTTGGAAAAATAGACGTTGCCGCTGGAGTAATTAGAGGAAGCGAGCAGATAAGGGAAGAGATTGCCAAAAATGAAAAACTTATTGGTGAATTTAATACAAAACTGCCAACTCAGTTTGCAAGTATTTCAGAATCAGGCGGCCTCGAGTTAGGAAATGGTGAGACCAACGGCAAGCCTAAACCAGTCAAAATACCGAAAACGGCCAACACTGGCGTGAAACTCGATAATGCTTTCAAGGCTACGGAGTCCGCGTACCTTCGGCAAATTGAGTTAATTGACACGACAGGTAAGCGCACAGTTGAGGTGACCGAACAACAAAAGTTGGCGTTCGACATTTCCACTGGAAAGCTCAATGGACTAAATGAAATACAGAAGAAAAGATTGCAATCTTTGGCGGAAGAGGTAGACAAGTTAAACGCGGTTAAGAAAGCCAATGAGAACATGATTAAAGCGTCACAATATGCTGCTTCTCTTCAAATGGAAAATGAAGCTAAGCGGCAGGGGCTTAATTCTGATTTCATCGGGGCTTATTCGAGTGACGACCAGCGGAATAGATTGAAAGAAATGGCCTCTATTCGTGAGGATTTTGCCCGCCGGCAAACAGACCTTCAAACACAATTAGATTCTGGTGATATAGATAAAGACCTATACGACAAAAAAAGTCAGGCACTTTCTGACTCTCTGAATGAGCAGTTGTCGATTCAGGAAGACTATTACAAAAAGGTCGATGAACTAAGAAATAACGGGGCGGCAGGGTTCATGTCAGGTCTTGCAACCCAGATTGAGGCATCAATGGATCTTTACTCCAGCATGCAACAGGTTGGAGCACAGGCATTCAGCAGCCTGACGGACATGATTGTTGACTGGGCTGAAACCGGCAAGCTCAATGCGCAGGATTTCGCCGCCTCCTTCCTTCAATCCGTTGGTTCAGCGTTGCTCTCCTATGCCGCTGCACAAGTTGCAATGGCGGGGTTATCTGCATTTTCCGCCATGATAGGCGTTCCCTTTGTTGGACCAGCGGTCGCGCCAGGAGCGGCAGTTGCAGCTGCAGCTGCCGCAGGGGCGCTTGCCCTAGGGGTCAGTGGCGCATTAAAGGGGCAGGCTCACGATGGTATTGATTCCGTTCCTGAAACAGGCACCTGGCTTTTACAAAAAGGGGAGCGAGTTACGACAGCTAAGACTAGCGCTAAACTCGATGCCACGCTCGATCGAGTGGGGCGAGATGCGAATACCGGGGGTAATGTACCTTATGCACCGGTCACTCATTTAACCGTCAACGGCGATCCGGATAAAAGCACGATACGCGCTATCGAAGAGGCAGTATCTCGCGGCAATAAACGCCTATACGGTCAGATGACCTCTGATGTCGCTACGGGGCGAGGTGATTTCTCCAAAGCTCTGGGTGCTGGATGGCAAACTAAACGGAGAACAGGTTAATGGGGATCACATCCAATATAGATTACCCGCATCAATACCTCCCTTTGCCTCTACAGGACGGGTACGGGCTTAAACCTATTAGCCCTTTGCTAAGAACGCCGATGGTTTCTGGTCGTGCTCGTCAGCGCCGTCGCTATATATCTACACCGACAGAAACCCCAGTGTCCTGGCTTATGAGCGATGTACAGGGTCAAACGTTTGAGGCCTGGTATCGTGATGCTATCAGTGATGGTGCGGCTTGGTTCAACATGACATTGCGGACCCCGATCGGAATAAAACCCTATGTTTGTCGGTTTACGGATATTTATGAAGGGCCGGTATTGGTGGGTGGTAAATATTGGCAGTACAGCGCAACGTTAGAGCTTTGGGAGCGTCCATTGCCTCCACCCGGGTGGGGTAATTTCCCAGAGTTCCTGGCTGGGCAGAGCATCATCGATCTCGCAATTAACCGGGAGTGGCCGGAATCATGACAGCAATCAATATGTTGTACGCCTCATCAGGGGAGCAGGCAATAAATGAGACGCTGCAGATTGTGGTAGGTGCCGAAACATTTTGGATAACTGACGGATACGAAGATATCACGGCGATAATCGAAGATGGCAGTACGCAGACATTCATTGCATCAGCGATAAACATATCAATACCGGCACGTAATGCTGATGGAACTCAGGATCTAAAGTGGGCCATAGGAAATATTGACGGCTCGGTTTCAAATGCAATCCAGAAGGTTTTAGACGAGGGAGAGATCGGGATAATCACATACAGGAAGTATATTTCTGACGATCTGTCATATCCAGCAGAAAGACCTTTCACACTCACCGTTAAGGGCGGAACTTGGTCAGCAATAGAAGCCCAGATAACAGCTGGCTATATGAACGTGCTTGATACGGCGTGGCCTCGTCTGCGCTATACCCTACCGCTATACCCCGGCCTGCGCTACATGTAAGGGATCGCTATGTTTGACCAAGAAAAATACCGTTCAGTCGTTTGGCTGAAGGGCGGAAGAGTGTTTCCTGAAATTGATTGCTTCGGGCTTGTTCTTGCGGTTCGACATGATCTTGGGTTGCCAGATTGGCCAGATTTCGCTGGGGTAACAAAAGATGGTAACGGGCTTGATGAGGCAGCAAAGGCATACAACGAGAAATTGGTGAAGTGCGAACCATTCCCCGGCGCGGTTGCTGAATGCTTTACTGGGTCAAGCGTAACCCATTTGGGCGTTGTCGTTGATATTGACGGCTTGCTACATGTCGCCGAGTGCAATCCCCGCAGTAATGTAACCATCCTGCCCATAGAGCGATTCAAGCGACGATTTGTGCGCGTGGAGTTCTGGAAATGACTATAAGATTTTATCCGTCTTGCTTGCCTGGTGAACCACTAGAAACACACGAACACAAGGCTATGACGGTGCATCAGTGGCTGAAAGAGAATGTGCGAGAATACCGGCTGGACATTCCAGCGCCAATCACTGTAGAGATTGATGGTCAATACATTCCTGCCGAAGAGTGGCCACTTTGCCACATAGCGCCATCTACAAGCGTCAATATCCGCCCAATCCCATATGGTGGGGTTATCGGTGGACTACTGCAGGTGATTACCAAACCATTGCAGCTTGTTTTCAACTTACTGGGATTCAGGATGGCAGTAGACGGCGGGCTTAGTTCCCCGCCAGCCGGAACCAGTCTCGAACTTTCAGGCGCAAGGGCTAACACGGCAAAGCTCGGCGATCCGATCCGCGAAGTGCTTGGGATTAGCAGGATTTACCCTGATTATGCGGTGCAGCCGGTAGCGCGCTTTGATCCTGGCAACCCGCAGGTTTACCGGTCAAACATGTTCCTCGTTGTCGGCGCTGGAAATTACACATTCAACCCGTCACTACTAAAAGTTGGGAATACACCATTTTCAGCATTTGGCGACGATATTTCATACACGATATACCCGCCTGGCGCTGACGTAAGCGGTGATCAGCGTTCTGAAAACTGGTGTGCCGCGCCGGAGGTTGGTGGCACAACATCGGGAACTGCAGGGCTTGATCTTGCTTCTACTGGCCCCGCGTCGGTAAGTGTCACCGCTGACGCGGTTATGGTATCTGGCAACAACCTCACGGTAATGAGCTCCATACCAGAAGCGATCCCGGAGTCGTGGCAGGCTGGTACGATAATAACCATCTTAGCCCCAGATGCCTATAACGTCGGAAATACTGGTGACGGGAATGTGTTTTATGGTGATTTCACCGAGCTTAATCCGTTTGTCGGGCTACCAGTTTCGCTGACGTTTAACGGGCAACGCTTCGACCTGTTCGTTTCTGCTTATAACCCTGGGGCTCCTGCAGTTCCCGGTGTGGGTGGCAACGCGGCCAGCATCACAGCCAGCGCAGCACCAACCACTTACGATTTCAGCACATCACCAGTGACCTTTACGCTGAGTTGGGCAGGCGTGCCGTATGTCATATCGCTATCAGCAAATTACATCACTATGGCTGGGCTCATTGACGAGATCACTGATCAGCTTGTTGGCTCTGATTTAGTCGCTGATTCTGACGCTGGGCGCCTTGTTATTAGAGAGTTTGAGAGTCCGTTCACCGGTAATTCGATCACTTATAGCCTTCTGCCTGTTTCGCTGTTTGGCACATCGCCGGCAATTATTGCAGGAGCGGCATCAACTGGCGGATTACCAGCTGTTATACCCAGCATCCGCCTGGCAGTTGGCAGCGCAGTAGGGACACCATTCGCCGGTATTCCAGTAGGTCAACAGCGGTTATCTCTTGGATTGACCGGGTATCAATATCGCATTACTGACATTAACGGCTCGACACTAACTGTTGAGAGGTTGATTCAGGGGACGGGAGGGGTGGTAACTGTAGATGCCTCATGGACCGGGTTCACTGATCGGACGCTTCTTGACTTCACGGTCACCGGTCTGAATGAAAATGACGACTGGATGGGTCCATTCCTGAGCTGCCCTGCAAATGAAGTAACCAATCTCATTGAGCTTAATTTCGTTTACCCGCAAGGATTATGTGATGTTGGTTCAAAAGACGGCGCCATTCACTGGCATGAAGTAGCAATGACCGTGCAATACCGTGAATCCGGCTCCGTTACGTGGTCAAGCGTCCAGATAATCCACGGCAACCAAACCGTAAACGAGGTTGGCTACACAGAGAGGATCGCCCTACCAACGCTGGCAACATACGAAATCAGGATTAAGCGCGACACCCCGGTGTGGGGCGGCACCACGCGTGACGCTGTTCAATGGCAGTCAATGATGGCCAGGCTGCAGTCTAGGCCGACACGGTATGATGGTGTTACCACGATGGCGGTTACCATCAGGACTGGGCCTCGACTTGCGGCACAGTCGGATCGTCGTGTTAACGTTGTTGGCGCAAGGGTCTATGACGGCTATCCTGCCAGGTCAATAAGTGGGGCCCTGTTCCATGTCCTAAAATCTCTTGGGTTCAGCGATTCGCAAATTGATTACGCGACTATCAACGCTATCGAGGAGGCATACTGGACACCACGAGGTGAAACCTTCGATTATTCGGCAGATAAATCAGATATATCAGCGCTTGAGGTTTTGCAGAAGATCACTAACGCCGGGATGGGGTATTTCTTGCTCAGTGATGGAATGGCATCAGCGGGAAGGGAGGGAATAAAGCCGTGGGTTGGGGTAATTAGTCCACAGGAGCAGACGGAGGAACTTACGACCGGGTTTACCGCTCACTCGCAAGACGATTTCGACGGCGTTGATGTGACGTATCGCAATGGGGCAACATGGGCAGAAGAAACTGTTCAGTGTCGAGCTGCGGATAATCCTACCCCGGCCAAAGTTGAGAATTACAAACTCGAAGGCGTGCTAGACCAGGACCGCGCGTATCGAATCGGCATGCGGCGCTTGATGGGCTACAAATACCAACGTCTGACGCATACAACTTCGACCGAACTTGACGCCCTTTGTTATGAGTATATGGACCGCATCATCATGACCGACGATATCCCAGGCAGCACAATTAGCTGTCTGATTGTCGGCATGTCGTATACGCCATCACTGATCACCCTGGAGGTTAGCGAGCCGCTGGACTGGACATTAGAAAACCCGCGAGTGCTGATCCGCTTTCAAGATGGTGGCGCATCTGGACTTCTGGTGCCAACAAGGGTTGACGATTACACGTTGACTGTCCCCTACAGTTCTAGCATTTCTGTCGAAGATTGGGAAATGGACAGCGGAACAAGAGAACCACCGCGCCTTATTTTCTGTAGTTCTTCACGCATTGGCCACGACACAATGCTGGCTGAAATCGTGCCAAACAATGACGGTACCTGCCAAGTTTCAGCAGTCCAATACACACCTCTGAAATACCAATACGACGACGCCGTTTATCCAGGCGATGTTCAGTAAACAACGTTAAAGATAACCAGACCCGCTACGGCGGGTTTTCTTTTATGAGGCCAAGATGACCACTTACAACACAGGAAACCCTGTCGGGCCTAATGGCTCAGCTGATCCGCGCGATTTGTATGATAACGCGCAAGCTATGGATTTATTGTTAAATTCTATAATCGATAAAACCACTGGACGTATTGGTAATGAGTTAATCACCTGGGCCGGATTGGTCAAAAATTTATCACCTCTTGGTAAAGCATATACCAAAGAACAAGCAGATGCTGCAATTGCCTCTGGAGAAATTCCAAACGATGCGTTTTTCTTTATATGGTCAAATGATGAAAAAACAATAGCTGACCAATACCAAAATTCAAATGGAGTTGCGACGCCGACAGGAAAAAACATTAAGAGTGGCGAGTTCATTGACCTGCTTGCAAAAACCATTAGTGAACTAAAGGGGATGGTCAGTTACTCTAATATTTCAAGTAAGACAGATCTTCTAGAACTAAAAGATAAAAATGGCAACTTATATGCTCGATTTGATGAGAATGCAGAGCTATGGTTAACTGGACTTAATTCGTCAGTTCAGAACTTGTTATCATCTATATTTTTATCTGACAGTCGTGATTTGATTAACTTCAAAGATGCAGATGGAAATACATATGCAAAAATAGATAAGAGTGGAGGTCTATGGCTTGTCGGTTTAGATAAGCCAGTGCAAGACTTGTTATCAACTGGACCAGTTGATAAGACAAATCCAATTCTATCCTTGCAGGTTGAACCGGCTTATTCAATGATGGCTGAGTTTCTGCGTAATACTGGAAAGCCAATTGTTAACATGCCAATTGCACTGGTTAAACCAATGAACAGAACTGGAACGGCTTGGATCCACAACATCCAAGCAGACGTTCCGCTAAACCAAGATCATATCGTTATTGACACACCATACCGTGCCGATGATGGAGTTGTTCACCCTAACCTGATTCATGTCCCTGGAAAGTTTCTTGGTTATGACTACCTGCTGGCGATTACGCCGTACACAGACATGAACGACCAGGAAGAAAACCCATGCCTTTATGGGTCAAATGACCTGTTGAATTTTACGCTACTGCCAAATGTGGATCAGCCGATCGACGACACTCCGGCAAATACCGAGGGGCGTCCGGGATACCTTTCTGATCCATTTTGGGGATACAACCATTTCACAGGGGAGCTGATGTGCTGCTACCGCAAAACCTATGTTATTGATGGGAACGGTGCAGACAATGATTTATTTCTATTGTTATACCGCTCCACGAAGGACGGAAAAACATGGGGGGCGCCAACAATTCTGATGAATGAAAAGGTGGGCGCGGAAGATCTCATGCTCAGCCCATCGATTGTGTATAACGCGAATGAAGCGCGCTGGTATCTATTTTACTGGTTACGTGATGATGTAATGGTGTTTCGTACCAACAAAACGTTAGATCCATCATCATGGTCAGAACCGGTAGATTGTGGGTTCTCGAAAGACCAAGGATATCGGGGTTGGCACCTTGAGGTTAAATTTGTTGGTAATAGACTGGTTTGCCTAATTAATGACTACCGACAAACGGCTAATATATACCTCGGAATCAGCGATCCAGATGATTGGTCCAAGTGGGAGTTTTCTAAAAGACCATTGTTGAATAAACCAGGGAATAACCGTGGGGCGTACAAATCAACGTTTATCCCAGAATTCAACGATGACGGTGAAATTAGTCTAACAGTAGGATGGACTACCGGCGATAAAACAAGAAATCTGTATATTAACCGAACAAATTACTTTAATGCGGGGAAATAAATATGTCTCTCGTTCTAAAATCAAATAAGCGCGCCATGAAATTCATATCTGCAGACCCTCGCCTGCCTACTGATTACTCTTTGATGTTAAACTTTGAAGGTAACGAGTACAAGAATGGAACGGGCGTTACTGTAAATCCTAAATCGTATATCAATTATGCTCGTCAAAATACGGCGACCATCAGGAACGATGATGGAACCGCAGAATCATTAATGCCTGATTCATTGGCAATTCTGAAATTAACTCCGTCTGACGAGCAAGGGCTTTACCTGGCAGGGTTTGATGAAGACTCGTATTCTCCAATTTTTACCAGACCAATGAACGATGGTGAAGTAACGTATAACTTCCCGACACTAACGTGGAGGAAGTATCAGTTTGCGATGGTAGGTAGCGGAAAGGCGACGATAACTATCACGTTGCCAAATGGCATTACTATGACCAAATACCCGTCAAGTCTTCCATCTACCGGTAACCAGTTGGTCATTGATGAGGAAAATCCCACCGCCTGTGTATTCAGCGCTTCGGGCGGTGCCTGGTCTATCAAGATTGAGGCGACAGGTCGAGTCGATCAGGTATTCATCACACGGAAAGCGCCAGGTGGCGATTTCATGATGATGGAGAGCAGCCAAGTGATTAAACCGTCTGCAACCGCAGCAAGCACGCTGCGCACTGCAAACGTATATTTTAACGATGAAATGTTTAGCACGCTGTTTTCAAATAATGCTAAGACCGGGTCATTATTGATCTCTATGTATGTTCCGTTAGAAAAAAATATTTCAGGACTTGTTGGAGCAAACCCTGGTTGGCTAATGGCTATGCTTTTCTCAGACGGTTCTGATGTGTCTTGCAACGCATACACTAACCCAGCAAACGAACCAGATAAGATCACTCGCTATCGAATTAACGACAAAAAAAACAATACGGAAAAAGCTTTAAGATTTATGCAAGACAGGATGTTAACGATCGCCGTTTCATTCGATAATGGTGTAGTTAAGATCGCGTGTAACAACAAATACTATAATGACGCGACACTATCGTCAGAAATTAATATTTCTAATATTAACTTCGGCGATGGGGTGTGGGGTGCCACCGGTTATGCCAAAGGAAACCTCATGATTAGGAAGATATATACATATAGTCGCTCTCTTAGCGCTAAAGAATTAATGGATGCGTCCGGGCTTTTTCTATAACCATTAGTATCACAAGGCTATTTGATTAAATAGCCTTGATTTTTAAATTGATTTAAATTGTGCAATTAACCACAATCTTCACCAGCGTCTTTTTATTTATGTTTTTTACCCCTATCTCTTTTATCGCTGATAAGTATTGCTTCTTTAAATCCTTAGGGACTCTGCCATAACAAGATTTCGCGTCATTAATTGAAAAGCTTAAGCATCTCGATATAAAGCTCTTAAGGCATTTATCAAGCACTATATCTGTCTTTGAGTTTAACTTTTTTAGTTCTTTTGCAACAGTAAGATATCCGATTACGTGATTATGATTTTTCTTAGATGTCATTATTGAATCACGTCTTATACGTCTCTTGTATAGGCTGTCATTAATGCAGGATATCTTTAGGTTTTTTGTAAGCAAAAGGTTTGTAGTAAATAGATTATCTTCATGAATAATCCCAGGGTAAAAATGGTTGTCATTTACAATTTCCCTCTTTGACATGTACATGCAGGGTTGTACAATATAGTTATTGAGCAGCCATGATTCTTTAAAAAATTCCTTACTATCAATTACCCTGCCGTACATGCTCTCATGATGTAAGTAGGT